TGTCTTACAGATGTGGCGATAGGTTGTGCCTCCGTCTACTGTGACTTCCACTGTGACATCTGCATCGTTTACTCCGTCAATGTTGGAGATGTACAAAGCATGGATTACTGATTGTGTTGCTGAAGGTGCTGTATACAATGTAGTACGTGAAGTACCAATTGCTACACCTGCGTTTTTAAAGGTATTAGCCATCTGGTTAGCCTCCTAAAGCTATAGCCATTGCTACGGAAGCACCAATGGGATCATATACTGTTGATAGATTATTAATTGATGTAGTTACTGAGGATGTACTAGCCTTAGCTGCAAGGGCGGTGTTCATAGTTCCTACAAAGTCTGCATCATCATTTATAGAAGCTGCAATTTCATTCAAGGTATTAAGGTTAGCAGGTGCGCCATCTACAATAGCGTTGGCTGCTGTAGTAGCTGCACTAGCTGCATTTGAAGCAGAAGTAGCTGCCGCAGATGCTGAGTTAGCACTTGCTGTTACGTCTGCATTAGTTGATACAACATCTGCATGTGTCAATACAACATCTGCATTTGTCAATACAACATCAGCGTTGGTTAATGCTAAGTCTGCCGCAGCACCACTTTCAGAAGTAGCTGCGTTTGCTGCACTAGTAGCTGCCGCAGCAGTAGAACCAAATAAGGTATCCGAGTAAGCTTTAGTAACTACATCTTGTGCTGCAGTAGGATTAGCTACGCCTGTGATCTTGTTAGCGCCCATTGCTAAGACACCACTCATGGTATCGCCAGCTTTATTTAACTTAAGTGCATCTACTCCATCTACGTAGGTTTTGTGTGCAGCGTCTGTGCCAGCCGTAGGTGTACCTAAACCAGTGACTTTGTTAGTACCCATAGCTATGGCACCTGTCATGGTTCCACCTGCCTTAGGTAGCTTTGTGGCTATTGCAGCAGTAGTAGTAGCAGCATAGTCAGCATCATCACCTAGAGCAGCCGCTAATTCATTTAGCGTATTCAAAGCACCCGGAGCCGAATCTACAATTGCTGCAACCTCTGCATCTACGTAGGTCTTAGTAGCTGCATCTGTACCTTGTACTGGAGCCGATAAACCTGTAACAGTGCCAGCAGTACCTGCGTTCATATTCAATGAACCATTGATGGTTAAGTCCGTAAATGAACTTGCACCTGTACTGGTTATGTTACCTGTTACATCACCTGTAACCGCACCTGTATGAACACCTGCAGTATTACCTGTGACATTACCAGTGACTGCACCAGCTATAGGGCCAACAAAGTTAGCACCTGTAATAGTCGTACCATTAATAGTACTCGTAGAAGAGGCACCAATTTGAGTACCATCAATAGTACCACCGCCAATGTCCACTGTAGCTAGTACGTTATTACCAGAGCTAGTTACGTTGCCACCTAAGTTGCCCGTGACATTACCTGTAACATTACCAGCTACGTTACCTGTGACATTACCTGCAAGTGGGCCTACTAAGTTAGTACCTGTAATGGTTGTACCAACTACTGTGCTAGGTGTACCAGCACCAATAGTAGCACCATCAATGCTACCACCATTAATATCTGCGGTAGTGGCTACTAGTGAGGTGACTGTTGCAGCAGCAGGTGTAGCAGCACCAATAATAGTAGCGTCAATGTTACCACCATTAATGTCCACACTAGCTAGTGTAGATAAGCCTGTAACACCTAGAGTACCAGCAACAGTAGCATTCTCATGCACTGCAATGGTATCAATGTAGCCTATGCCATCAACGTATAAATCTTTGAACTCAGCACCAGCAGCACCAAGGTCAATGTCAGAATCACTAACAGGTACAAATGCCCCATCTTGGATGCGTAGCTGCTCTACTGTACCTGAACCTACTTGTACAAAGAAACCAATGCGATCATTAGTTGCATCTACTACTACTTTGTTAAATGAATCAACATCTGAAATCAAAGGAACGAATGCACCTTCCGTAGAAGATCCATCATGCTTGTGACCAGTTGCGTGAGTAAAGGTATCTCGTATAGCATTGTATTCTGCGTTAACGGGAGCCGCTTTGATTACTGCGTTTGCAATTATGTCTGCAACGGATTGTCTAGTATAACCAGCCATTTTATCTTAAATCTCCAGTGCCATAAGTTATTACTAAGCCCTGTATGCTGTGACTAGCATCTTGGCTATTTGTTACATATTTAAAAGATACAGACTTACCCGAACCCGATATATTAGTAGCCTGTATTGGTGAGGGGTTACCATCAAAAATAGCTGTACTATTATATGCAGCTTCATTGTAGTAAGCCGCAGCACCTGTGGTAGTCATTGTATAGTTAGTAGGGTTTAAAACATCAGTATCTTCATAGTCATACACTATAGATAATACAATAGAATTATCTCCCTCTGCTCTGAGATAAGTATTTATCTTATGAAATATCTTACGCTGCTCAGGGTTCTCCATATACAAGTATGGAGTTTGATATAAACTAAATATATCTTGCCCTGCAAAACTATTACCTTGTTCTTGCCGATGTACTAAACCTGTTGAAGTACCATGTATTACAAATTCATTCTGACCTATATAGCCACTTGCAGCACAACTAGCTTCTAAACCTAATAGCTGACCAAACTCAAATCCAAATCCTTCTTGGTTTCTACGTATGCCACCTATAACTCCTTGAGACTCAGCCGCAGCAAAGAAGATCCTAAACTGTGACTTCTGACGTATTACAACAGAGGACAGTCCATTTAAATCTATACCAAATACTATATCTGTAAATAAAGATTGAATGTCTTTTGATACAGTCTCTAGTTGTATATCGCCAATCTTGTTTGTACCAGAGATAGGACGTAATCCATCTTGGCTAAGAAATAGTAAATCTCCACCAATTTCCATAACACTGTCAGTAGCAAGACAGCCTAAGTCATGTGTAATACTAGATAGTGTAAAGTCAGAAGTACTAGTACCCTTCAATGCTTTGATTGCGTTAGTACCAAATACGTATAGGAAATCTCGGAAGGGTTTAATAGCTACTATGTCAAAGCCTACATTAATTACTCCAGCACCATTGCCTGAGTGAAAGTCTGTTTCGTCTAAGGGTGCGCTAAAGAATAGCTTAGTAGGATGTGCTGGATCACCTGCAAGGAACATATGATTGGCATAATCTACAGCATACTTTGGATCTGTAGGTGCATGAGTATCTGTTATCTGTGTGTACGTTGTACCATCATAAGTAGCAGCAGGATTAATACCATCTGTAAGCAGTGTCTTAGGAGTACCAAAGTTAAAGTTAGCAAAGCGAACCTTGCCTACACCTGTCATTGTAGGTGAACCACCGCAAGTAACAGCTACCCATGCAGAGGTAGAGTTGTTCCATCGGTGTAAGTAGTTATTACCAGAGCTAGGCTTACGGCAAGCTAAGATACCATCATTAATACCATTAGCTACGTTAACACCTAGTACAGAACCTACACCAGCGACTGTTCCATATGAATTAGAAAATCCATTAATACGTCTGTAGCCACCTGTTACAGCAGCTTCATAGTTAACCATCTTAATTGCACTTCCTGGAGATTGCTCACCCTGTGCTAGTACATCACGGCTTGTGTCTAAGCCACCTGTACAAAAGATTTTGTGTACTGATAATTGATCAGCCATGTTGTTACACTAATCCTATTGAAGTACGTTGTCTTGTCCTTACAATGTAGGCTGATCGCATGTTTAACTTATCGTCCATTAGTACATTACGCATTGCCTTAATACCATCTTCAAAAGAGGCTTGATGCATTTGTGCGCTCTGTGCATTAGATCGGAACTGCATCATGTACATCATAGCACCATCAATGACTACGTGAGAGAATCGTTCTGGTATAATACTCACATCATTGTATAGTGTAAGTGAGTCAGGTACTTGCCAGTATGTGTACTCTACTTCATATGCTGCATTAGGAACTGGAGTCACACCAAAGGCAGATCCGTATGTTTGGAATACTTGTGAAGGAACACCTAGCCCTGTAGCAGGTGCATTGTCGTCAGATGATCTGCGTGACATTGTGTATTCTTCATAAGATATAGCATTAAGAACCTGTGGGCTATTGTTAGCCGACACTAGCTTCTTAACGTAAAAGGTTCCCCAATCAGCACTTGAATAGTCTGAAGGGAAGTTATATGTGGTAACGCCAGCAGTTAGCGTTTGAGTTGTAGTTGTTTTAATGAAAGGCCACTCTTGACCATCTTGAAGTATACGTCTAATACTACTATTGATAGCATCTTTAGCAAGAGCTTGGACATTTCTAAGAGTATCAAATCCGTCACCAGCCGCATCAATTTGTACTTCATTGAGCCGTCTGAGAACTTCATTTGCAAGTGAGACATAAGTTGCCATTATTTTTACTCTTTACATAATAAAAGAAAGGGGGCAGATTGCCCACCCCCTCGGTGATAACGCTTAGGCTACGTTATACTTTGCTACAACAAGAGCTTCTGGACGAAGGATCTTGCGACCATACAAGTGCATACCACGCACAATGTCGGCAAAGCTATCTGGATCACGATAAGTTTCAGTCTTGTTGATCTGCTGTGCCGTAGCAACAGAAGAGTCATGACCAGAAACAATCACGCCATAGTTGGTGTTTTGGTTAGCAGAACCAGAAGTTGCTGCACCAGTACCTACAGAAGGAAGGTTGTTAGAAACGTATACACGGAAACCATGTAAGTTGTCCAACATCAAACCATTGCGTAGACCACCAGACTGTCCCCAATCCATGTTCAATAGACGAGAATCCTCATCTGCCAACACTTCTTGGAATACAGAATCCACAACCAACCAACGGCCTTGCTTGTCCACGTTGTTCTGATCCATGATACGAGCCATACGTGCAATTACTTGCAACGGAGTGGCAGTAGCAGTAGCTACAGCAGTAGCACCAGATAGACGGGCAGCTAGAGGGATAGAATGGTCAGCAGCACTAGTAGTAGTGATGTTGCCAAAGTCGCTCTTCTTAAGCTTGTTAGCAGCTAACAATTCGTCAGAACCAGCAGCAGCATTAGCCTTAGTGCCAGAGACAGTAGTGTTAACTACACCAGCGTTGGCATGGAGAGCGCCTTGCTTGTAACCAGACAAGTAACCCAAGATTTCTTGGTCATACTGGTCAGCCAAACGATAGGCCGCACGATTACTAGCCATAGTCAGCCAGTTGATGTGGGTCTGTTGCTCTTCAATGTCATCCAATTTAAATGCAAAGTAGTTAGACTTGTCTACAGTTAAAGTGAAATCAACGTCAGTTAAATCCTGAGTAGCAATGGCAGTACCACGGGTGTAGGCACTAACAGAAATCTCAGGCTCTTTGATAATACGTACAGAGTCACCAGCATTGGCAATCTCACCGAAGTAATCACTGTTGGTGATAGCTTCACAGATTGCTGACTTGCGGAACTCCATCTGTACTTGTTTGCTATAAATTACAGGTGAAAAATTACCTGAGTTTAAGTTGGTATAACCACTCGCTTGTGCAAAAGCCATGATATATACTCCTATATAAATTGTAATGGAGCTATTACAATACCATAGAGGCTGTCGTTGAAGGGTGCAGGTTACGTGAGTTGATCGCCTCGGTATAACACTGGGCCTTGTCTGAGCAGGTTTGTCTATTTACTATTGTGATTGCTTATATGTTATACACGAATTTGCAGAACATATTTTGTTACTTAGTATAGGGTAGCCGAATGGAGCCTACGCTTGTGTAACGTGCTAGTGCAACTAGAGGATCAGTCCAGCTACACTAGCGGTTTCGTACAGTTATACTGATTTTTAGTTAAATGTCAAGTGTTATTTAACATTAATTTAATATTAACGTGCTTTACCTGATACGTCATATACAAAGTTACCACTACGCATTGCCTTAGCAATTGCATCTTGATGCTCTTCATACTGACGAATATCCATCTTAGCCACATCAGACTCTAGGTATTGCATCTCACCAGAGCCTTCTGTTGGTGCAGAACCTCCACTAACACTAACGTCTTGTGCAGCACTGCGACTATTACCTTTCTTTGCTTTACTCTTCTTAGTAATGCCAGCATCTAACTTGTACAAGTCAATTGCCCTAGCAGCACTAGTTGCGTCTGATTCATTATGATACAAAGAATCCTGTACCCATTTAGGCTGTGCATCTACCCAATCATGGAATGCATCTTCTTCACGGATCTGTTCAAAGTCAGGGTGAATCTGCAGTAGCTGTGCTTCTGCTTTACCTTTGTTAGCACTAAGTTGCAGATCATCAATCTCTTTCATACGAGTACTAAGAGTTTCGTTCTGCTCCCTTGCAGCCTTCAATGCCATTGTCTGCATGATGTTAGCTACTTGAGGATACTTACTTGCCCATTCTGCAATCTCGTCCTCAGTGCTAGGTAGTTCCATGTCACCAGTTGATGTAGCTTTTAATTCAGACTTTAATGACTTAATCTGTTCTTCAAAGTCACTCTTCTGTTCTTGCTGATGCCTACGTAAATCCCCGTACCGCTTTTTGAAAGATCGCTCTTCTGCTGTATCGGGTGTTGCATCATCTTGGCGTTCCTCAGGTGTCATACCTTGCTCTGCCTTTAATGCTGCTAACTCTTCCTCGTCCTTCTTCATACGTGCTTCTTTAGTATCTACCCGCATAAATCCTTTAACTGCAGGGGTACTCTTTACTGCTTGCATTGCTTCCATGATTTTACTCTCTTGTTGGGGCTAACAGTGGGGAAGGTACAATAATGTACCCCCCGATCTTAGGTAGCCAATAAAGGGTATTAAGTGCGTTTCATTGCCAAAGCTCCCTTTTTAGCTTGTGCTTTCTGTTTTGCTTTCTTCTTAGATGCTAGTCCTGCTGTAGGATCATTACGCATCTTCTTAACTGCTGGCTTCATCTTTGAGGCTAGACCTCCCTGATAAAACATTTTAGCCTCATCACTTTTTCTCTCTGCTTTCTGTTCGTTATAATTTGAAGGTTTTTGAGCTGATTGAAAAGTAGAATTATTGCCCTTTGCTCTACTAGGATCGCCACCACCGCCACCCGAACCTGCTGGCCCTTGAGTAGCAAGCTGCTGGTTCCTTATAGCCAAATCTGCTGCTGCTTTATCTGCTGCTGCTTTTTTAGCCGCTTCATATGCTTTGGCTTTTTTAACTGCGGCTGCTCGGTTGGCTCTTGCGTCTGCACGATTTTGATTATCTAAAGCTTCCGCTTCCCTATTAGCTATAGTACGTTCTGCTTTATCCGCAAGGTCTTTTTCTCTGGCTGCTTTATTTACAGCTTTAATTTGTTCTGCAGTAAGGTCATTACCATACGCATTCATTCCTGTCTCTTCAGCAATGCGTAATTGCTCTGCTGCTATTGCTGCAGAATCCTTGCCTAGACCTTTATCATAGAAATTTTCTTTCCAGTAAGCTTGATTATATTCTGTAGGAGTAGAAGCAGGGGGTTGAGTACCTTCATCTCCTGTACGACCTGACCCTTGACCTACACCCGACAGTACAAGTTCCTTGGCGGCAGCTAGTACTTCCTCGCTGTCTATGCCTAACTCCCCTACCTTAGCTGCTGTCAAAAATCCTGGTATGCCAAAAGTTAATGCACTGCCAATAACCTTAGCCATCTTCTTAAAATCAATAGGCTCGTCAGAGTAAGTACTAGTATCACTTTTGTTTAATGACAGACCTTTTCTAGTATTTATAGCGTTAGCAGTTTGTACTGCTGCAAACATACGATCTACAGGTGCCATACCCTCTGTAAGAGTTGCATCCATCCACTTAGGATCTTTCATACGATCTTCATAGATTGACTTTTCTTGCTGAGTCATTTGATTCCAAATACCATCTACCTCATCTTGTGTCATATTAGACTTAGCTTGTGACTTTAGATTCTGTAAACGATCCCGACCTAACCTATCTGAAGAAACAATTTCTGCTTCTTGACGTTCCCTATCCCCACTCTGAACAAAGTCTCTACTAGGAGAGTCTGTTGTACTAGGTCTATAAGCAGCCTCTAACTGTGCGGATGGATCTGTAGCAGGATCTTCTGGCACTTCTTCCTCTGCCGCTACTAACGTGTATCCTTCTGGCGCAGCATAGGCTGGCTCACCATCAATAACAGGAATATAAATTTTATGTCCGTCTGCATTGATATACGTCATTGTCTCTGTAGTAGGAACAGTTCCAAAGTCACTTCCCATAATATCAGCATAGTTAATATCACCAGAGTCTTCCTCTGCATCACTGTATGCCCAACTACCATCTTCACGCTGTACAAAGCCACCAGTATTAAACTGCTGAACGCTGTTATCTTCCATACCATCAATCATAGCATCTATGTCAATATCTTCCATACCACCTGACATCTCTGGTTGCATTTGCATCTCAGGTGCAGGTGCTGGAGAGCCGCCCATCTGTCCTTCTTGCTCCATCTCAGCTAGACCCGACTTAGCTTGGTCACGCATCTGCATAAGCTTTTCTAAACCAATGTATCGTACAACATCAGCAGGAACGACAAACTCACCTTCACTTAGCTGTGCTGGCACATCATCTCGTACCTCTTCTGCAAGAGAACCTGTAGGCACTTCATTGCCTGATATAGGATCTACACTAGCACCATCGTCTAAAAAACCGCCTTCTGCGTAACCACTGCGATACTTAATTCTCATCGTTAACTCTCTCTCGTAAATACTTCAATGATCTTAATTGCTGGATGGCACCTTGTGACTGAAACATTTCCTGTGTGTTAGTAGTTTGTTCCATCTTTCGGTGTTGTTGCTCTATGAGTACATCCAAGTATTCTGTGAATGTCTCATAGGCATCTTTGTTACTGCATAGGAGGTTGAGGGGCTTGAGGTTCATTACCACTAAATCCTTGTTCATCAGGAGTTGGTACTTGACCCATTCCTATGTTTCCATTACCTGCTCCCGTAGGATCAGATGGTTGCGGTGCGCCTTGTGCAGGGCCAGCTTGTGCTTGTGCTTCAGCCTGTTGCTTCTGCATTACCATAGCTTGCTCTTGTGCTTCTTCAATGTTGTTAGTCACCTTATCAGGATCTAGTTCCATTGACTTTGCAATCTCCCGAATGATGTACTGAGACTTCATCCAAGG